GCGTCTACGGCATTACCGTGAGTACCATACTTCAGAGAAGCGTTCTTGCGGATGAATGAAGCAAGATCGAGCTCCATGTCAGTCACGATGCGACGAGCCATAGGCTCAAGGATCTGGTCAAGCTGATCGAGTTCCAATGCTTCTTCGACGTTGCCCCACTCAGTGGCCGCTGTGAAGTAGTCCTGAACCGTACCAGTTGCCTTACCTGCAATGATGTCAGACTTAGTGCTGCTGCTGATGTCACCACCAGCTGTGCGGATTGAGTTGTAATCGTGTGGACGCTTGAAGTCTACAGTTGAACCGCTTGATGGGTTGAACTTGCCTGACAGAAGCTGTGTGTCCACAGTCTTTGATACTACTCGTGATGCTTCGAAAGCATCAAGAAAGACGCGAGCGACTTTCCGAGTTACGTTACTATTAAGATTGTTAGCCATTCTGGATCACCTTCCTATTCAAATGTTGCGCCTCTCGGGCCCCTCGGTTTAGGGGCTGAACCAGCGCCGTGTGGGTGCTCTAGAGGATCTGGAGCGCCATTTACCTTTGGTTTAAGCGATGCAGCTTTTTCCTTAACGTATGTTGCGACTCTTACCGCTGCCTGAGCAGGGGTGATCTGTCTTAACGTGTCAAGCTCTAGCGGATTCTTGGACAGATACTTAGTAATCAGAGGACCATATTCATCTTCTAAAATTACATTAACCAGCGCTTCATCGATTCCGAATTGCGCTACCGTGTTACCTGCCTGCTGCAATTCCTCCGAGGTCATCCCAAGAGTTGTTGCCCGCTTAGAGTAGGCCGTAACCTTTTCGGTTACTTCCTCCTGCTGCTTTTGCCATTCCTGCTGCTTCAATAACTCTTGCTGCTGCCGGATGGCTTGCTGCTCAATTTCATACTGGTGAGCAGCTCGCAACGCCTCATCCCTTCTTGCTAGACTTCTCCTGTACTCTTCATCAGAGAGACGGAAAGGGTCTGGTAAGTCAGGTACTACTGGCGCTTGCTTTTCGCCGAGCTTAGACTGCAATTCTTCAAGCTGCTTCTTTAGGGCCTCGGCTTCACGCTCCTTTTCGCGGAGTTTAAAAACCTTCTTCCCTACAGCCTCATCAAATATGCGTTGTTGCTGCTCGTCGAATTTGACCTGTTTATCCTGAGTATCATCAGCCTCGGGTGCTGAGTCCGAATCCTGTTCCTCAACAGGATCTTCAGTTTCTGTTACTTCCGGCTCTGCGGTTACGTCCTCCGCGTCATCGTACTCGTAACTGTCTTCTGGTTGCAGCTCGCTCATGTTGTGCCCCTTTAGGTAAATGCCCAGAGAAAGGTCTGGTCGCCTTGATGGGATTATAACATATTCACAAAAAAAGCAATACTAAGGTAAAATCGCGCAAACCCATGATAGCTTGGTGAATACAATGGAAACATTGATAGAAATGTTTGAGACAGATGACCCAGATCAAATCGCAGATAAGCTGGTCGATTTGGTCAGTGACATCCTTGCCGCTGACCGTGAGGGTGACAGGAACTACGTTGACGAACTGCGAGAAGAGTTCGAAACGATGGTCCGCTGTTTAGCTGGGGCTGACTAGCTTCCTTCTGGGTCTTTATCTAGGTCTCGCAACGATGATTGCGGTCCTGAGAACGTCTCAGAGGACACAGGAGGCGTTCTACGGTCCTGTGCTGCGCGGATGATGTCTTCGGTAATAACCCCGCCCATATTGCCTGTTTCGATCTTTCTGAGTGCGCTACGCGGCGGCACCATAGGGTCAAAGCCGCCTTTCTCGGCAACAATCTCAGGCAGAAGCTCAAACATCTGGTAAGGCTTGTCAAATTTACCTAGAGGTGCGCCGTAAACGCTTGCCGGATAAACATCGTAGTCAGGGTTCATAGTGTAGCCCCTGCTAGGATCTATCCTGCCAGCCATGGTGATCGAGCCATCTGGCATATTCAACAGATCGGTGTCTGTGGCCAGCATTCTAGCCTCGCCTATGGTCAGACCTCCTCGAAGAGAGTATTTCTTGTCCAGCATATCTAGCACGGCTTTGCGAGTATCACCTGACGTTTGGTAGAAACTTGTAAACGGATCGTCGCTACGTATTCCTTTCCACTCAGGCATGATGCTAGCTATATCTTGATCCATGTCATCAAGATCTGCATTACTCAACCTGCCGCGGTTGTACTTCAGCAGTGGAGTGCCTATCTGAGAAGAGAAGTCGCCGCCAGTAGGGCTCATCGTTGTTGGTAGGAATATCGGGTTCTGGCCATACTTGCCAGCTAGCGCCGTGCTCATGTCTAGCATAGCCGATTTAGCACCAGTGACCGCCGGCTCGGTTGATCGCCATAAAATATCATCGGTAGTGTTTAGCGGATCGTTCATGTGCTGCATACCGCCACGCCTAGTATGCCCTATGGGAATCCCGTTAATCGTAGCGACTCTATCTAAAGCGCCAGACCTATCGCTCATGGACATAACGAACGGGACGCCCTCGAAATCTTCAAGCCTGATTATGTTTGATCTTTCAGGAGTTCTTACATCCTCATAGCCGACACGCAGATTCCTGATGCGGTCCATGTCTCTCGCTCTTCCAACGCCTGAATTGCTTCCAGAGCCAGCGTTAAACATCCTCGGGTCTATGTTGAGCTCGCCTCCGAGGGCCTGCATTTGCGGCTTCTCTTGAATGTATTTAGGCGCGGGAGTTGGCGGTATGCCTCCCAGCTGTGATGCTGTGTCTAGGCTAGTTACAGGCTGCCTGTAGAAAGTTAGCGCGCTACCTGACCTGCCCTGAGACGGGTCTGCCATTTGGTCTGTAAGCAAGCCCCTGTAGCCACGTGACATTGCCATTTGCTCTAGGTCTGTTGGGCCTTTAGAGAAAGCTCTTAAACCTTCTGGATCAGTTGGCAGATCGTACAGGTCGGTGAGAGCTGTTCTGTATCGGTTGCTTTTGGGAACAACAGCCTCAGCCCTTACATCTGTCTCGTTACCCGATGGAGTATAGAAGTAGCTGCGATAAGGCGCGCCACCCTCTGTGATCCGGACCCTTTCTTCGCCACCAGCTGCTGTGCCGTACCGGACTGGGTCAACGGTCGTTAGGTTAGGTTGCCCACTAAAATGCACACCACGTGCGGATGCCGGTGTAAGGGGGCCAGTTGGCAGAGTGAACATTTCGTTCTCGTCAAGATCAAACCGGAACCTGATCGGCTTGCCTCTAGCTGTAACCATGTCCGTGAAGAAGTTCTCTGCGTTAGGGTCAATGATTGCCCGATAGTCTGGACGCCCCATAGAATCTATCTGAGGCTTGATAGGGACGCCTTGGCCGTAAAGACCCTCTGTGTTGCCCTTGCTGTAGATCAAGCCCCTATCGGTAAATACAGAGTCCTGATCGTACCTGTCACCGTAATCTCGCGCCCTGATCGGGTCAATGTCTTCAACAATAAAGGAGCGCTCTGGGCTGCCGTAAACGCCTTTGACCATTGACACTTTTTCAGGCCCAAACTCTAGCATAAGCTCGCGGGCCATCTTTCTGGATCTTTCTGTGTTTTCTTCTGGAGCTAGATCGCCGCGCTCAGCTGAGAATATGCCGAACCTAGTACCTCTAACGGCTATTCCTGCTGGCGACATTGGGCCGCTGTATGCAGGCGCGCCAGCCAATGGCACAAAGTCTTCTACGTCGGATTCGAGCGCACGATTGACAGTGTCCATCGCCGCTTCTGTTTTCATCTCCCGAGTCATCTTCTCAGGAGGGACATCCTTGTAGCGGTCGCTCTGCTGAATGATATCCACTCGATCAGGACCGCGCCGGCCAAACGCAGGCATCAGCGCCCCTGTCATCATCGACGCAGCAAGCGCTCGAAGTTTCTTGTACTCGGCATCGTTGCCAGCTTCTTTAGCCCGCTCAGCGGCCTTCCGAGTCTGCTCGGCGATAATAAATGACTCACCGCCACCAGCAATCGCGCCAATGTAAGGGACGAAGTCTAGAGCTGTTCGTAGTGGGTTTTCTTTTATGTCCTGAGCAACGCCTGCGCCAAACTGATAGATATCCTCCCCGATGTCTTCTATCGAAGTATCCTTCAAGTAATCGTAGACGTAGGGCAGTATATCCCTGCCCCCAGCTGCGTAGAATGCAGCAGGTCCGTAGGCCGCTCTTGCAGCTTTTACGAACTCACCATACTCAAGATCGTCAGGGATTTTCCCGTCGCGCTGAATAGCTTGCGCAACGTCACCCCTGCCCCTTTTTTCTAGTTCTCGTATCGCTAGGAGTTGATCTAGCTGTTGCTCTTTAGCTAATGGTAGTGGCACCGGACGCAATCCTCGCTAGGTCAAATTCAGACAAGCTGGCTAACTGCATCTTGCGCTGTTGCTCATCCATCATGTCGGCCATTTTCTTTTGATTGTCTAGCTGCTCACCCATTGCCTGAGCGGTAGTCTTGTCAATCGTAGCGCCGGCCTGCTCTGCCTTGACCTGTGTCTCCATGCGCTTGGTCTCTGCGTTGAAGGCGTCAATCTGGTTGTCAGCTTGATCGTTGGCCATCTGAGTCTGTAGCTTCTGCGCCTCGATCTGTAGCTTCATCTGCTCGTTTTGCAGCTTGGCCTGCTCGATCTGAGCTCGCATCATTTCTGCCTGAGCCTTCATCTGTTCGGCCTGAGCGAGCACCATAGCCGCATCCGGTTGTTGCTGACCCTGAGCCGCCATCTGTGCCTGCTGAATTTCAGCGAGCTCTTCTTCGGTCATCTGCTTCATCGGGATCAGGCCCTGCTGGATCATCTGTGCCCGCTTGCGCTCAGCCATCTGGCTAGCCGCAGGAGTCGCTACGTTCTGTAGCAATAGATCGCCGGCGATCTGCATCAGTGACGGATCTAGCTGTGCAAGATTGGTTATAGCTTCAATGGTCTCTTGCTGGCGGTTGCGGAAACTAGGACCGGCCTTGCAGATAACGTCATAGGTGCCCACAGATAGGTCGTTGATAGTCACGATCTCGCCTGTAGCGTTGTCTATGACCTTCTGGTTGATGTCGGCCATGTCGTACGATTCGTCTTCCTTCAGGACGCGTATAGTCCTTTCAGTGTCGTAGACCTTGGGGATTGCATCTTTGATCAGCTGGCCTGTAGCGCCGATAGCGATCTCAAGCGCGCGTGTGTACTTGAACGTGCCATTGTCGCCCTTGTCCTGTAGCTGTCGTATGGCCACGCCTGATTGCGCGTTAGGGTTGTCTCCCATGTTGGCCGCAAACATGCCAGCCGTCGCGTTGATCATGCCCTGCATCGCGGTAGCGACAGTCCTGAGCCCTGCGTTGATCTGAGCCCCGCCGTTCTGTTGAGGCACCTGAGGGAACTCTGGGTCAGGGTTGAAGAACTGGACCGGATCGCTGTTTGTGTTCAGTGTGCGGATTGTGTCTTCGTGCCCTGCTGCCTGAGTTGGAGTCATCCAGTATTTTGCGCGTGGGGCCAGTGCGCCCTCTTCGATCTCGCGGCTCATCGCATAGTTAAGTACGCGCTGCGGGTCTAGCAGCTTCTCAACGACGCCCCAGTAGATTGTCTTGTTTTCGAAGATCTTAAAGTTGCCGTATACAGGCACAACAGGAATGCGATTGAATACAGTATCCTTATCGTCTTCCAGCCAGTCCTTGCCGTCAAAGTAGCGCGAGCAAACCTTGTGGACCTTGCGTGTGCGGCGCCTGACCTCAGTCACGCCGATAGCCATCAAGTCGTCAGCTATTTTCTCAAAGTCTTCAGTGACCTCGTGAGTCTGGCCGTTGCTCATCATAACGAGCTCGCGGTCCTCTGACTCCACGTACAGGAACTCACCCACTACTACCACTTCAGCCTTATCGTAGTATGCGTCGCCCTCACGGTCATCTGAGACAGATTCGCCTGAGCCCTCGGGCCAGCGGCTTTCGTATTCGTCAGTTGCCATTGGGTGCAGCACGAAGGCGTAACGTGAGTCTGACTTATCCTGCTTCTCAGCTGAGGGGTCGAACCATACGCGGTCAAGCGGGTTCGCAATCTTCTCGATCATGATGTCCTGATCGAACGAGTTGTCATCAGCATACTTATGGCAGACACGCCACGCATCAAAGCCGCCGGTGACCATGCCACGGGCTGCCTGAGAGTAGATCTGTTTAGCGTTAGAGATGTTCTCGATGTTGCGGATAATGCCGTCGTAGGTTGCTGCTACGTCCTTTGTAGCGTTACCGCCGGCGGGAGTTACCCTGATGTCATAGTCAGCCTGCTCGATCTCAGAAGCGATCTGGTCGATGATGGGGTTGACGTTATCGAACGTGTAGCGCGGCTTGCCTTGGTTGGTGTTGTACCAATAAGCCTCCCACTGGCCATCGCGCTTGTCGATGAACAGGTGCGCCTCACGAGCGTTCTCACGGTTGTCGTGATCAGCTTCTTGGCACGAGCTCAGCAGATTAAGCACACTCTGGTGATCGTCGTATTTATCCTTGTACGCCAGATCATCCTCGGTGTACTCGGCCGATTCTTCCTTCTCCTCGTAACCATTCTCGTAAGTCGCCATAGCTTAGTTCCAGCCTGCAAAATTAATTTTGGTAGCCTGCTTGGCCACCGCTTTAGGTGAATACATAGCCATCATCAGCGCGTCACCCATGTTCGGGCTCGGCAGCTGATACTTCTTGGCCATGTCTAATTTGGTCATTATCGCTATTTTACCATTATTTGAGCGCTTTTGCGGTATACGACATACCTCTGACCTAAGCTGGTCCAGAACCGGTATATCGGAGCTCAGAGAGATCATATTCTCGGGGTCAATGTACTCGCCCTTGGTCACCGCCCTGTACGTTGCTTCGAACCGGTCACGCAGTCGCCACCAGTATTGGGCTCGCTTGTTCAGGAATGTGTCGCGATTGGTCTTCGAGTCTGATCCACTGTAGGGCACCATTGCATCGTCAGGTGACTCGGACCCGCGGAACTGATGCTTCTGCATCTTGGTGCTTTCGAGCTCCTGATCGACTTGCCGCTTGAGCGCTATGCCCATGCCGTCACAGTCCCATACGAACCAGTCAGCCTGAGCCTCACGGGCCCTGCGTAGAGCCCAGTCCATGCCCTCGGCAACGTCACCAGTGATCTTCTCGCAGATGTCTAGGACCACTGAGCCCTTACGTAACGCGAAGCCCTTGCTGTCCCCGCCCTCATCTGAGGGGTCGTGCGACGCGATGATTGCG